GTTGAAGAATATAGTTCAACTCCATTCAATAATAATCCAATTGGTTTATTATTTGTTGATTTATCAACCCCAAAACTAGTAACTTGATCTATATTATCAAATGGGAATTTTTTAAGTAATTTTTGATGCTCTAAAGTTTTATATTGATAATCTTCTTTTACAAGTTCTCCTGTGGAACCATATGAAACTTTAATATATTTTTTTGAAAATAAGTCACTATTGCTATATGATAAAGATATCTCATCACTATCACTATAATTTCCTATTGTAGAAACATAATATACGCCAGTAGTCAATCCTAAATTTGAAGAAGGAGTAACCCAAACTTTTTCACCAGGATAAAACTTATGTACTTTATTAGTTTTTAATATAGTAGTATGTGCTATACCAAGGGTTGGATTTGGGTTTTGTGGGGTAGATATAATTATTTTTCTATCATCAGCTAATATTCTATAATCTGGCAATCCTGATGAAGCTACATATAAATTTTTATAGTCTTTATCAATATAAGTATTTTGGATGTTTGAAATTAAATTGTTTACCTCTGGATAACTTAAAACATCACATTTACTTATTACTTTTGAAATATAATCTACAGAAGAAATGTTTTCTAAAACCTCAATTTCAATGGTATTTTTAGAAATTACATTAGTAACTACACCAGGTATTAAATTTATAGTTTCTTTACTAGAATCATATACGTCAATTATCTCACCTTTTGTGAAGTAAACTCTGTCATATAAAGTAATTCTCTTTTTATTTTGGTCTGAAGTTGAATCTATATTTTGTATTCTATGTTTTGTTGGAACATTATAAATCCATTTGTTGAAATATACATGATCGTCTAAGTCTTCTCCAAATGTAGATACACTTAGTGTATCTCCAACATTCATTCCAAATGTAGATGAATAATCAATAGATTCTATTATATTAAGGACTCTAAATTTAACGTATTCTGAATCTATATCAACATAAGCAAAATTATCTTCAATGATACTATCACCATACTTAAGATCAACCAAAACATTGGTTACATTTAAGAATTGATTTATAGTTTTTTCTGCATATGAAATATAAAATGGCGAAGTAGAATTTACACTATTGACTAGCAATGAAGTTGTAGAAAATCCTACAGTGTTGTCTACAATTATAGTATTGCTATTAGCTTCTACATCTTGTAAAACTTTAGTAGTCTTTGTAGATTTGAAATCTAAATTGAATGATGTAGAATCTAAAGAAATTTCATATAAAATTTTATTATTCGCTACAGGTCTAACTTCTACATTATAAATTGTAGCACTTGCCAATCCATTTGGAACATTTTGGAATAGTGTATATCCCTTTAATGATAATGGATCTATATCTCCCAATACTTTTTCTACTAAAATATTTTTGGTTATAAAATAATTATTAGCAGAAGGTCTAATCATATAATCTTGAGGTTTTAATACCTCAATATCTTCACCATATAATACTTTAAATAAAATTTTATATGATGTATCAGTGCCCTTTGAAATATAAAAATCTTTTGCTCTACTCAGTATTGTTTGTAAATTTATTCCTTCATAGAAACTACGATTTTCAAATCCTGGAATGAATTGATATCTAAATTTTTTAAATATTTCAGCAAAAAATTTAGAATTTAAATTATCTACTTTAGATCCTGATCTATGCTCTTCAGAATTTGTTATTGAAAAATTAAAAGCTGTACTAAAATTAGACGCAGATATATTATCAATACCACTAAATCCACGAATACATCCTTCAAAAGATGTATTAGTTTTTGAAGTATATGTGATAATTTCATTATCAATTTTCAACAATCCATATTTCTCTGGATATCCAATAGTATGATTTACATTAATTGTAGTATCAAATAGTTCTACGTCTTGAGTTAAATTTTGTGGAATGACTTGAGAGCTAAAAGTCTCATAATTAAAATTAGATATCTCTTTATAAGAGTTTAAATTATTCGCTAAATCTATTGTTCCAGTTTGATGCTCTAATGAGATATAGTACTGATTTAGAAATTCCTTAAATAGTGGATTATCTACGTTTAGAAACTCTGGTATTTGAGTCTCTATGAAATTTTGTATTTTTACTCTTTTAACTTCAGTCATTTATCTCGTGTAGTTTCCGTTAGAATAGCTTGAGGTTATAGTATAATTAGATCCAGATAGTTCTTCACCAGAGCTTATACTATCTTCTATTATATTTACCACAGTATTTTCAATGCTAAAATCTAAATACAGATCTCTAAGTGCAATAACATCATTTGATTCTGGAATAGCTTCAATTTCAATCCCATTGGGTTTTACTGAAGATGTAATTATTATTGGATTTATTAAAATTTCACCTTTTTTATAATATACTGTACCTGCATTTTTACTTACGATAAATGGTAATCCATCATTAAACTTAAATATAAACAATTCTCCTATTTCATCATTGATTGGAGTGTCACTAAAGTATAAAATGCCTTCTGTACGATCTATTGTAAATCCACTAGATTTTATATTGTATCCTCTATTATCTTTAAAATTTAATTTCTTAATGTGAAATTCATTTCCAAAACATATTTCATATGATGCCAATTTATTCAATAATGGCTGCATATCTCTTCTCATTTTAACTTTAGTAATGTTAGAAGTTATAGCAGAATTAGTGTCATCAATTAAACTTATTAATTTACTATACTTAAATCTACCTGCAAAATTGTTTACTTCTGATGTATTGGAATAATTAACAAGAGTATTTGTAACTTGTTTATTGATATCATCACTAGATGATACTAAACTTTTGTTATAATAAACATTTACATTAAGTTCAATAAACAAATATTTTAGATCAATTATTTCTGGCTTAATTCCAGCTATAGAATATTGTTTTAATTTCTTTAATATATCATTTTTAGTAGTTGTAGATATATAAGATCCATTTTTAGGCTTTATTGATATAAAAACTTTTCCATATTCTGGGGGAGTTACTTCCTCTCCCCCATAAGCAATAACACTTTCAATATTTGAATATAGGAAAGGAATAAGACCTTTATAGTCATTGGCAGTTACTGCACGATATTGTGATGAATATACTCTAGGTGCAAGGTATTTTACATTATCTATGGACTCAATATCGTCGCCATTCTCAGAAGCTTGTACTGTAGTTAATAGTGATATCCCTTTTGTTATGGAGTTTCCATTATTATCTTCCAAAACTCCAGAAAATGTGAAGCTTGATGCATTATTTCCAGATTTTCCATTAGTTACAATATAAGATATGTCTATGGCACTACCAGAAATTGGTCTTTTTCCTAGAATATTATCTCCAAATATGATTTCATATTTTTCATCTTCTATTTCTTGTATTAAAAATATTTTTGAATTTTTATCAATGTCAAATATATTTTTATATGAAATATATTCTTCTGTTGTTGTGGAAAAAGCTTTAACTCGTATTGTTGTTGTATCTACACCAGAGTTAGGAATTATAAATCTTTGATTTGGTTGAGAATCATCTATCGTATATCTTTTGTATAAAAATACACCCTCAAAAATTTCAACATTATTAAAATAAGCTATTCCAGAAGCATCTACATTTACCGTAACTGGACTTGTTATTGAAAAAATATAACTTCCAGATTCTAATGATCCAAGTGCAACTACTCCTGGATTCAATGTAACTGTTCTTGAATTGAATCCCGTAGTATCAACTGAAAAATTAATTATAGCACGAGATGATCTTTTAGATCTCGGTACATAACCAATATTTCTAGCTAGAGAAACTACATTTTCCCTAAGCGTTGCGCTGTCAATAAATGCTTCATTGACAGCCATATTTGTATTATAGGCTGTTATATAAGAATTATATGCTAAAATATCAATTAATACTGAAAAATTAGAGCCTTCAAAATCAAAGTCAGTAAAATTTCCATTCGCTCTCAAATAATCTTTGATTTGAGAGCGAATGGTATTAAAATCTAAATTTGTAAACTGACTAAACATTTATATTCTTGCGGAGACTAATAAGAATTCTATATTTTGTGTTGGAAAGGGTAATCCAACAATATCATATTGTATTTTTATATTTAATTCATTACTATCTTCTATAGATTCAGCTAAAACCTCAACCACACGTATTCTTGGCTCATAATTTTCTAATAATATTTTAATCTCGTCTGTTAATACTATTTCAACTTCAGCATAATTTAGTTCAAATAATGAAGCTTCTATTGAAGTTCCAATTGCTTTATTGAAAAATCTTTCACCAATTCTAGTCCTAACTAAATTAATTACAGATTTCTTTATCGCATCTTCATTACGAAGTGGTATTATATCATTAGTGACTGGATTTTTAGTGAAAGATAAACTTATATCCCTAAAAGATCTAGAGATTTGTAGTGCC